GCCTCTATCCGCTCCTCTATGCCATGATCCGAAATCCGCTCGGGAACCTCGGCGATACGGTAGACAATCCCGTCATGTCCGACGAAGGTAAGGCTGTTGTCCTGCTCCACCGTCGCCCCGGTTGAGATCACCCCCTTTCGGTAGAGCCGCTGCTGAATGCGGCTGAACGGTATTTCTGCGGAGCCCGTAGCCGCCCAAACCTCGACGCTCGCCTGTCCCGGAAGGTAGAGGCTATCCCCAACCGCCTTGACATCCCTCAGCTCGTCGGGAGCGTTCTCGGCCGAAGCAAAGTCCAGTATATCCCACGACCGGCTGTCGCGAACGCCAGACCAGAAAAAGCGGTGCGAGCCCTTCTCAATTGCGATAAACAGGCCCGCCAGATAGGCGACCGCCGTCACCTCATTGCTGAACAGGCCCGCGAAGCCCGAATTTACGAAATCCGTTCCGTCATAGCTGTAGGCGGTGGAGCCGCGCGTGACCAATATCTCGTCGGCGCTCGCCGCCCATGACGCCGGTCCCGAGCCGGTCAACGTGCCGAGAGGAACCCCTTCGCGGTAGAGCGTGTTGCCGAGAATGGCGAACAGGTCACCGCCGAACGTGCCTTCCTGACAGAACAGCCCGACAACCGGACCCGCGCCCCAATTCGCCGCTTCCACAAGCCCTTCTCGGGACAGAAGCGCCACGCCTGATTCAGCCGAAGGAGTCTGCTCGACGTACATATTCCGCAGGATAAACTCGGGAAAGTTTCCGTTCGCGCGCCGGTATGCGGCCAGTCCATATCTTATCGCTGGCACTCAATCCCCTTTCGTGCTAGGCAGGCCTTGGTTGCGGCAAGCTTGGACGCAAGCACCGTGTAGCTCACCGGATAGAGCGCGGGTCTGGCAGCAATGCCTAACTGGTCAGTAACTGGTTCGACTCCAGTCGCGGGCCGCAACCAGCTTACCCATACTGGCAATAATCAGAGGGGCCGAACGTGTAGCTGTCGGGACGGTCGCTGTCGAGAAACTCTTGATACAATTCCTCAGCCTTCATCATGTAGCGAGGCGACAAAACCGCCCCGAACAGGTCCGCGCATTCGACGGCGAGGTTCTTCCACACCATCATATGCCACTCTGGAAGGATGTCGAGCGTTTCGGACGCATTGGTAACGGTTTCAGCCGTGCGGGAATAATCGATCCTCAGCGTCACGTCGGTTGCCGAGACCGGCCAGAGGTGCAGCACGTCTCCACCCGATTGCTGGGACAGGTAATAGATCGTCGGGCTGCCAACCGTCGCCTTGTTCGGAAGCGAGAGATAATCGCCCCGCTCCCATGGGTATAGGACGCGCTCCTGAGTAGCAGAAACCACAAGCCGGACGCTGTTGATGTCGCGGATTTCCGGAGGGAGAACGCCAGAAGGGTCTCCTCCGGGAACCGTCACTTCGCCAGTGGCCTCGCGGAACAGGTTCCCCTTCGATGACCAGCTTTTCAGCAAGCCGTTCAGGCGCAACAGGCAATCGTCCAGCTCGCTCCCGGTCGGCTCCTCACCCGAGGCGATGACCCGCGCATCGCGAAGCGCCGCAACGATGTGGTCGCGGGCCGTGACAGCCCATGCGGTTACTCCGGAAGTGGTCAAAGGTCATCCCCTCCCATGTCGCCTTCCTCCCTGTAGATGATCGGCGGCTCCGGGGAAGCGCCTTTCACAGGCACGCCCTCAGGCCCGACCTTGGGCGGCTTGGTGTCCGGCGGACGCGGATCGTGGCACTTGCCGCAGACCCGAAGCCGCATCTGGGACAAACTCCCCACGGCGCACGCATTACGCCGGATCGGACGCCGTGAGGCCGCCGCTGGTCGAGTTGAAGTTACCCCCCCACTCGTCATCGGTACCGGCCTTGTAGCCGCCGGAAATGCTGTACGTGCCGGAGAAGTGGTTGCCGTACAGGCAGTTGTTCGCCCCGCCGGTCAAATCGATGCTCATCGTGGTGAACTTGCCGAAATTGTTGTTCCGGATCGTCGCCTGAGTGAATCCCGAATCGATGTGGCTGGTGTTCGCCATGAAGATATTGTCATGGATGTCCCACCTGTGCGCGTAGGCGCCGGGGCTGTCGATTGCGTCGGTAAGGTCGTTGAACTGGCAGCCGGCGATCTCGACATTGAAGATGTTCTCCGTCCCCGAAATGAGGATTCCGGTAGCGCCGGAAGCGAACCGGCAATCGAGAATCCGGCTGTGCGAGGAATCGCGCTCGCTGTCCCCCGAGGCCGCATCGCGGATGAGTTCGATCCCTGCATCTGAGGTCGGGCAGTCGAACAGGAGGTTCCTGATCGTCCAGCCCTGCTGGCGAAGGATCAGGAGCGGCTCGGTCTGCGAGGAGGCTTTCCACGTCGCCGCCGAATAGCCGTTGTTGCCCGTATGCGCGTCGGCATGGCGGGGGCGGTTTCCGGCGCCGATGATCGTGATATCGAACAGTCCGGCCGGAGCCGTGATGTTTTCGGTGATGTTGCCGCGAACGTAGATCGTGTCGCCGGAACTGGCGTTGGCGAGGGCCTTTGCCATGGTCGCGTAAGGGCGTCCGAAGCGCTTGCCGCTGTTGCCGTCCGAGCCGCGATTGCCGTCAACGAACAGGGTTCGCCCGAACGGGTTGGCGGCGTTGCCGAGAACGGGCGAACCGCCGACGGAGAGGTTGTCGAAATTGGTCATGAAAAATCTCCTGATTAGGCACGGCAGCCGGAGAGCCGGGAAATGACCATCCCACCGTGCCTGTAAGTTGCCCCGCCTTTAGGGCGCGGGGCGTTCCCTTTTACGCTAGCTTCCAGCCGACCCGTAGATCGCCCGGAAGTCGCCGAAACCGGCGCTATAACGCTCGGTCGCCTTGTACTTCATGTTCTCGGTGTCGAAGTCGCTGTCGTCCTGCAACTCCAGCGCCCGGCGCTGATACGAAATCAGGCCGTCCGGGACGTTGGTCTGCAAAAACCACGCATCCGGATCATCCAGATAGTGGTTGACGGCAACCTCGGGGATCAGCCCGCTTTCCTTGATCGCGTTGATGTCGTTGTCCGCCGAATCCACGCGCCCCGCGCTTTCGAGAAGGCGCATGGCGTTGAAGCGCTGTCCGGGGCCGATGATCAGTCGGCGAACCTTCATCGCGATTGGGAGCCCGGCGCTGTTCTTGCCGGTTTCCACGGTGGTCAGCGCGTCCTCAAGCGCCGTTTCCGAAAGGTCCGCAGCGGGCAGCAGATTGCTCTGCGTTCCGTTGGCGGTCGGATGGCTCGCGGAGATGAGCGGCTGCCCGTCGCCCCCGAGATAGGACGCGTTGAAGGCCCGGTTGAGGACGTTGGCGTGAACGATTTCCTTGGTCGTCCACATCGACCATGGCAACGCCCGCGAACGGGCCTCCGCGATCTCCTGGTAGAGATTGTCCTCCTTCGCCTCGCGAGAGATGATGAAGCCGAGGCCATAGGTGACGTGGGTAAGCACGTTCACCGGCCCCTGTCCCGGACTGTCGTAGATGATCGACTGCCCTTCGGCCTTCACGGCGGCGAGGCCGAAGCCCGTTGCCTCCATCAGCTTCTCGTAAGCCTTCTGCGACTTGCGGACATCGAAAATCCGCGTGTATTCCTTCTCCAGCTTCTCGTAGGTGAGGCCGAAGATCGACTGCAAGCCCGGCGTAAGCGTGTCGGGCATGGTCGAGCGAGTGATAAGTGCCATGACTCAGCCCTTTCTAGATGCCGGCCGAAGCGTTGGCTTCGGTGCTGTTGTTGATCTTGACGAGGAACTTGGCATAGGCGCCGAAGTCGTTGTTCGGAACCTGCTTCAAGCCGACGATCTTCAGTTCGAGCCCTGCGGTAGTGGCAGCGGTCGAGCTGTCGAGCATCACGCCGGAGCGCTTGCTGTAGGCGTTGCCTGCGGCGTGGATGAACGAGGCGTTCTGCCCGATGTTCGTTGCCACGAGCTGCCCGCCGACGCCATCCTCCTGAATCTCGTACAGCGTGTCCGGGTCGGTGTTGACGAGGACATAGGCCGCCGTTGATGCAGCACGATAACCGGCGATGTCGGCGGTGCCGTCGGGCGCGAAGCCCTGAACCACGCCGGTAATCGGCCCGCCAGCCGTCGCGAGGATGACCCCGGCCAGACCCGCGGAATCCGCAGAGCCGTTCTTGACGACGGGATCGCCGATATAAAGGGCGGAGCCGTCCGACGCGGGAACGTAGAACATCTCCACGCCTCCGCTGTGCGGCTTGCTGCCCGCATCGCGCAAGGGAACGAGCCCTCGCGGAGTATTGGTGTTTGCCATGGTGAATTCCTAAGGATTAGAGGATTTGGTTTCCCCGCTCGATCTTGCTCGCCGGATCGACGTAGACCGGAGCGGGATTGGGGTTGCCGGGGACTTGCCCTTTCAGCATCGCCGCCTCTCTTTCGCGGCGGTAAGCCTCCCTTTTCGCCGCATCCTCGGCGATGAAGGCTTTGGGCTTGCTGACAAGGATGGCCTTGGCGGTCGCCCCCTTGGCGCGGTCGATGACCACTTCGCGGGGCTCTACGCCTTCGACCACATCCCAATCGTCGCGCACGGTAAGGTCCTGCACCCGCGAACCAACGTCGTTGATCCATCGGGGCGTCCTGCCCTGCGCTTCCAATTTGGCCTGAATATCTGCGGGAATGGCGAGCTTTAGCGCCCGTCCCTGTGTCACGTCTCCGCGACGGCGGCGCTCTTGCCGCACTTCGTCAACGCGCGATAGGCGCTCTCTTCCTTCGGTCATCCGACCTTCCTTTTCTGCTGCTCAAACCAGTTCCTGACGTAGATGTCCGTGCTCGGAATCACGCCGCGCTCGACCATGTCCTTGGCCGTGTCCTGCGCGGCCTTAGGCATGTGATGGAACGTCTCCCGGCTCCCGGCGGTCGGCGGCGTCGCCGATGGCGCAGCGACCGCCGGAGCGGCTTTCGCCGGAGGCGGGAACAGGTCCGGGAATAGAGACTTCATATCGTTCTCGACAGCCTGAAGCTGGCGGGCATGACTGAGGCCCATATTGGCGTAATGATCGCACCGGTTGGCGGCAAAGGCCGTGGCCTCCTTATCCACGCCAAACCATTTGGAATGCTTCTCGGCGAAGTTTCGGCCCTCGGGCGGCGCCGCTTGCGGGACGGAAACCTGCAACTTGTCGATCTGCGTTCGTGCCTGCCTCGCGGCTTCGGGGTCGCCCTCCTCCACCGCGCTGTTGAACTTGCTCTCCCATTCGGCGCGCTTCTCGGCCAACTGCTGTTCGAGCAGGGCAGCCGAAGTGCGGGCCATGTGATCCATCTGCTCGCGAACCGACTTCAGCTCTTTCGAGACCGAGCCCATCCGCTCTTTGCCGACAATCAGGAACTCGTCGGCAGGCTTCCACTTGTCGGGGTCGCCGTGCCACTGATCCTTGGGAGTCCATCCGGCCTTGGCGGCGAGCGCCTCGACGGGGTTGGGCTCTTGAACTTCCTCAACAACCTCTTCGGTTGCAACTTCCTGCTCCGCTTCGGGAGTCAGCTCTTCTTCAGCCACTTAGGCTCTCCTTATGTTGCCCATCGGGGCGGCTTGCTTAAAGAATCTCGCGAACCGAAACGTTGTCGATCCTGATGTCGGACCCGTCCGGGCAAGGGAACCGGATATATTCCGTGTTCGCACTCGCCACCAGATCGAAGGAATACGCCCCCACGGACGGAGGGGTGTAATTGCCAACGTGAGTCCCGGTTGTCGTCGGACTTCCCAGCAGGACAAGATAGTTGGCGACAGCGACGGAAGTCACTTCGGTTAAGTCGAAGGTGACGCGATAGGTGGCCCCATTCGTAAGCCCCGAGGTCGTGTAGGTGGCGTTACCGGCAATTCCGGTAGAATTGATGAGATGGAGCGTTCCAGTGTCCACCTGACAGCGGGAAAGCGTCCAGCCCGTGCTGTCATCGAAAGCGCCGTTCAGGATCAGCTCCGGGCCGAACGGATCGGCGACCGTGAACTTGACGAAGCCGCCCATCCCGTGCCCGTATGACCCTCCGAAAAACATCAAATGTAGCTCACGTTCAGGCCGAGGATGTCGCCAGATGACAAGGCCCCCGTGTCGTTGTCCGCCGAGCCCGTGGTCAGCCGGTAGCCGATGCCCTGACTGAAATAGTCATCGAACAGGAGGGCGAACGCAGTCGAGGCCGGGAGGTAGATCGTCAGCTTCGGGGTGTCCGTCTCGGCCGGTGCGGTCGTCTTGTTGTACAGCTTGAGGTAAACCGCCGAAGCCCGCGCATTGTAGCCGTTGACGCGCTTCAGAGTGCCGTTCGAAGCCTTGACCAGAGTCGAGTTCACCGAAGCTGCGGCGGAGAGAAGGCGGCTCGTCGCGGACGCGCTGTAGGGGCTTTGTGCCATTAGGTCGGTCTCCAGTTCAGAAGGCGGGCCGTCCGCCGTGAAGGTAAGGGCGTCCGGAAGAGCGGAGCCGGTGAAAGCAAGCGAAGCCGGAGCGGGCGAGGGGACGAAATCCACTTACGCCCGCACGACCGCAACGATGTCTCGATCCGTGACTATCCGGACCCACTTCTCGCCGCGCTCGATAAGGCTCCCCGAGTAGCGGTTGAAAAACACCCGGTCCCCGATCTCGGCCTTCGGAGCGCCCTCTTCGAACTTGAAGG